TACATTTGAATCTGTAGTTCAGAACCTGAGACGTAATAGTTAGCGATACGTGTTCTGGTATCTGCAGCCTTGCGTGCAGAGTCTGAAACCATATTGGTAGCAGCACAGTTGAACGAAGGTAGCGGAGCCATAACCTCAGCGAGGTCACGGGCTGCAACGTCTACGAAGTTAGCAACAAGAGGCTTGGGGTATTCTTCTGAGAACATCGCAGGATAAACCTTGCTGATGTCTCCTTGACGTACTGATAGCACGTCGCGCATACGCTGATCGCGTGCAGCATAACGCGACTGAAGTCGCGCTACCTTAGCGATTACCTCTTTGGTTGTTAGCACGTGTATCTCCTATACGAACTGTCGTTGCTGTTCAGCAAGTAGTTCGTCAATGTTGACTACCATTCTCTTGCCTTTTTCATAACGTGATAAAAATGGATTCTTCATATGGTGTGTTGCGTGAATACCTTGGTTGAGCATCTCACGTGCTCTAATCTCACAGAACCAAAGGGCCATCACCATATCGGTCTTACCCTTGGTTGTAGGTGACCAGGTGATAAGTTGTTCTATGAGGCTCTTGATATTTTCAGTTTGATCATTGGGTAGATGGATCAAGTTATCTCTATGGTGCTTGCCATCTTGCTGCTTAGTACCAAAGAGGGTGGACATAGATGCCACACCGAATCCTGCATCCCACTTGTTATTACCAGTGTGGTGTTCTTTGAGTAGTACACCTTTAGACGATAGGAACTGTCTGATGCCTTCATCTTGTGTGAGGAAGGACTGGAACGCGTTGCGTTCTACAATCCATTCGGAAGGGGCATAGACATTTGTCCAGTCGGTAATCAACTGACGAATCTGTGCTGGAGTTGGTCTAGTAATCTTTATCGCGTCAACAACATAACGCTTATGGGTACTACGATCAATAGCATAGCAGACAGCGGCAGTGTCGCCAACCATTGCAGGGTCCAGCCCACATACAAAACTAAAGCCGCTAAGATCACGAGGATGACCTGGAAAGCCAGGGACAAGACGGCCAGACTTACGCATACCATCCATAGACCCTTTGACGCAGATAGGGTCGAAGATAGCATCGTCTGAGATGTCTTGTTGCTGGTAGATGAGTGCCCAGGTGCTGGCATCCATTGCTTGTCGTTCTGCATATAAATGCTTTCCGTTCCAGCGGGGATAGAGTCCGTCTTCGTTCTTATCGGATTCTTCTTGTCCATCAAAAGGTTGATCTGAGTAAGGCCAGAGAGTGACCCACTTATTAGGATCTTCGTGGGTTTCAAGGAGGGCTGGCATTGCCAGGTATGTCCAAGGAACTAAGCCGCCAGGGTAGCGGTCTTGTGATCGTAATTCTTTATAGAGGTCTACGGCTGCAACTCTGGTACCTACCACAATCAATTTACCTGTGGGGTTCAAACGAGAGCGTACATCTTGGGTGAGCCACTTGATTTGCTTTTCAAAGTCGTTGGCATTGGATAAGGTCACTGCGTCATCAATGATGATCATATCAGCACGCTTACCGTAGATCTGACCGCCGATACCCACGGCTTCTAGGTTGGGGTCCTTCTCAGAAGACTCTCTGAGTTCATCACCAAAGGTGACACGGGTGGCCTGCCAGGAGGCTGTCTTAGTATTGAACCCAACCCCAGCGGCGTAGGCCTGCTGTAGTTCTTCGTACATTGGATGCGTTAGTCGCTGCTTGATAGCATAAAGGAAGTCAGCCGCTAAACGCTGGGTTTGGGAAACTATGAGAACTCTGAAATTGGGGTTATTGACGATCTTGTAGGTGACATAATCCACCGTCACCGTAATGGACTTGGCGTGATTGGGTGGAATGTTCAAAAGGATGCGGTTATCTGCCAGACCCTTTTCGTATTTCATAGAGGGGTGGAACCACGATGGTTCACGGCCTTCAATGACATCTATCAGATTCTTTTGATGTCCAAAGGTTTCTTGCTTGAGGTACTTCTTACGCCAAGTAACGAAGTCTAGATCCTTGGCCGTCTCTTCTGTGTAGTTCTTTTCTAGAGAACCGAGGCGGGTTCTATCTGCCAACTGTTTGAATACTGGATCAACCCGACGATAGTACTCATAGGTCTTGATGGATTTACCAGCAACCTGACAGGACTGTTCTACAGTCATACCGTCGGCTATACATTGGAGTATGACCTTCTTAGCGCGGTCAACTTCTTTGTTTCTATTGGGGTTGTTGGTAGGCATAAATCCTTATGGTTGTGGATGGATAGAACTATCCCCACTAAAAGTGGTGCAAAGCACCACAGTGGCTTCGGTGCTTAGCGCCCCGAAGCGACCTTAGGAGCGAGGGGGTAAGTTGGTTACGCTTCTAGGGCGCGTAGCACCCAGCGAAGCGCCCCTGGTCGCAAATGCTAGGGCTGTGTCGCATTTGCTCCCCTACTATATATAAGGCAGAAAAAATAGGTGATTTCCTACTAATGTGACGAACGTCACCTATATCACGGGTTCTATGTCCGTTTTGGTATGGATCTGCACGATTGACTTTAGTGCAGATATTTTGTTGGGGTATATCGGTATCGGGTGGCTCAATTTTATCACCACGGGGTCTGCCTTGCCCTGTGTTGCGTTCTTTTCCCGACAGATACCGACAGAGGTCAGACCACTCAGAGAGAGATGTTCCCACTTCGGCACCCTCTCCCTTATCGCCCCCTACTTTTCTAATAATCCTCCCCGTGCCGATAAAGAAATAATTCTCAGATAACTCTCAACCCTCAACCTTTACTAGAGATCCGAACAACTGTTCTATTTCACAACAGTATTGTTTCGTAATTACCCCACCGACACCGATAAAGGTCTGACCGAACATAACCGACACGCCCGCCCTTTTCCCCTTGCGTGTTAGATAAGCCTTGCTATACACTCGCCCCAAAAGGGCGCACTCCGCGCTCATTCTGAAAGGATAAAAAATGTCACACACCCTTATTGACTGCGAATACGCTTCAACCGAATATCACGACACCTGCCCCGAATGTGGCGAACTAACCGCCTGCGTCTGCCTTGCCTCCATTGTTTCAGAGTGGGAAATTAGCGCAACAGGTCAGACGGGCGCTTTTGCCTATCGTTACCAATACACACCGCTCAATTCCCTTGTGGCCTTTTTCGGGTATGCCGAAACCTACCGCGAGGCGATGGACTCAATCGCTCACTCTGTAAATTGTGAGGGGAAGCGATGAAAGCGGAGATGAGTGCGGTAAATCTAATCCAATGCCTAGCGGGGGAGATGTTCTGCCACCCTGCCGACGTAGTTCAAGCAATACAGGAGGACGAGGAGGTTCGCGCCCTAGTTCGTAGATACGGCAGGGGCGAGGTTTCTTACGAGGAGGTGAGAGAGGCGGTCAATGCGATCTGCTAGTGCTTGCTTTTCCCTCAAGGGTTAGTCTATCCTTGAGGGGAGGGGAGGAACTAGCCTCCAATACGAAAGGATAAGAAAGTGAAAGAAAAAAAGTATATAACCTGCGCCGACACCGCAAAACTATTGCGGGTGGCATTGAAAGCGCAATTCCCCGCCACTAAGTTTTCGGTTAGGTCTCACACCTATTCGGGGGGCGCTTCTATTGATGTGAGTTGGGTAGATGGTCCATTTATTAGTGATGTGGATAAAATTGCCAAGCGATATCAAGGCGCGACTTTTGATGGGTCAATAGACCTTAAGGAATATCACGACGGCCTTGTTTATTTTGAGGGAGATAACGAGCCGACACTAGTCCATTTTGGGGCGGATTTTGTATTTACTAACCGCGACCTTTCCCCCGCCTATATTGAACAACTATCTATCGAAGCGCAAAAGGTATTAAACGATAATGCCCACACATCGGGGCGTGTGTTTGCTTATGATGAGAAAATGACATTTTCGGGCGAATACCTAGCGACACCTTTCGGCGTGATGGATTACCCCCACGCATATGGCTCCAACATTGTTAGATGGCTTTCCCACCATATCCCCGCAGGGCAAAAGGTAGGTGCGTGATGTTTGAGGTGTCATTGAATTGGATCAACGGGTTAGGGCAGGTCATAACCTACGCCCTAATTATTGGTGGCGTGTTGTGGGTGCTGAGTAAGTGGGAGGTGGGCGAGTAATGACCTGTGAGTGCGAGTTAGAGAACGATTACCTAACCTTATGCGATGAGCATAAACAAGAACTAGAAAACCTAAAGAATAACCCGCCCTTATGGGCTATCAGAGCAAGGAGAGGCAAGTGAGCGCATTACAAGAATTAGACGAGGCTATGACTAGCCTCTGGTATCAAGCAGAGATCAGCGACCAAGCCAAGATGTATTGGAACGACCTAGTGGCAAAACTAAAGGAGGAGGAAAGCAAATGAAGGTGGAAAAACTACTAAAGGAACTAGAGGAATACAAAAACGATGAGGAGATTATCGTTCTGTATTTCGACAAGGTGGCAGTAACAGATCACCTTGAGCAAGAAATCACACCCGAACAATGGGCGAAAACTGTCGAAAAAGTGGAGGCTATTCCAATGGCAGAAATCCACGAAATCTTTGACACAATAACCGAACAAGCAGAGAAAGTTCTACGAGATGGGAGAACGAGTAATGCGTGAGTATGGGATACGCAAGACAGAAACCTACTACGTCCGAGCCAATTCTGAGGAGGAAGCAAGGGCGCTAGTGGATCAAATGGACAACTCCTATGCGTGGAGTGTCAATGTGGAGGCTATATGGGCAGGGGCAGAGGAGGAGAACGCCAATGCCTAAGTGTGGAGTGTGCGGTTGGTCTTTCTCTGGGTGGGCTATGACTAAGCACGCTGAGACACCCTGCGGTGAGGAAGATAGCAAGGCAGAGGCTAGACCCTATGCGCCTGAAATAGATGATCTAATAAAACAAATAGAGGAGGATAATGCTAATGGCTAAGTATGAACTAACGATGAGATTTACCTACGAGATAGAGACAGACGACATTGAACGGACGATGAACGAGTTTGAGTTTCCTACCTTCCCTGATCTTGAGGACGATGACAAGGTGAAGTTTATGGACAATCTAAATGAATGGGTGGAAATCAAATGACCAAGCAATTACTAGATGAGGATTGGTGCGTAGATCACTACGCCTATTACCCAAAAGATACAGGTTGCGAAACCTGCCAATATGAGGAGGAAAATAAATGAACAAGGAATACTATCAAGCGAAGGCTGACCTATGCCGTGACCTTGCGGTCAAGCAAATGGTCGAGGGAGATAGCAAGAGGGCAGGGGAGAACCTGATCCGTATGGTCAATGCCCTGAACGAACTAAACCTAATCAACTATAAGGAGGAGAAGGCAAGTGAAACTGACTAATTTCTACGAGGTAATGGATCGCAAGGGAGATATTGCGTGGGGAGGGGCGAGCGTAACCGATGCGGTCGAATGGTTTAGACGAGGCTTAGATAACTCTATATTCGTATCGGTATGGAACGAGGAAAATATTGAGGAGCCTGTCCTTGTCACCGACAAGATAGAGGTAACTGCCCTCGTGCTGGCTACGATTACGAGTGAGAGGTCACGATGATATTCTTGGCTACTATCTTTGTTTGTCTGATCGCTTACGCTATAATCTGTCTTGATGATTACCTCAATGAAAGACCGAGAAGGTTTCAATGAGCCTAGATAAACGAGAACGAATGGCGCGTAAGCGAGCAGTCTGGCTACGCAATTACCAACGAGCACGAGGGCGAGCGCTGACTCGCCTAGCACAGCAATACCCCGACCAATTCAAGGAAATCTTGGAAGAAGAGAGGCTATCTGATGAGGCTAATGGAAAGGCGTGGTTGGATATTAGTGGCGCTACCGCTACTGACGCTGGTTTTTACCTATCTCCACATAGATCAGGTGACACACCTCGACCCGAAGAAACCTACGCAAATCAGCAGAACAAAGGCAACAATGGAGGAGAAGCGTGAAAATAAAAGGATCGCAAAAGAATATGCTTGGGTTGCGTTTGGTTGGCGAGGAAGAGAATGGGAATGCCTTCTCGCTTTATGGACCAAAGAGAGCAGGTTTGATCACTACGCCCAGAACCCACGATCAAGCGCTTTCGGAATTGCTCAGTTGCTTGGAGAGAGAAGTCGAAGACCTGAACTCCAAGTATTGCGAGGCTTACGTTACATTGATATCCGCTTTGGATCTCCTTGTAAGGCTTGGAGATATCATCAAAGAACAGGGCATTACTGATACACTATAACTGCTGACCCGTTCCTTATCCTTTCGAGTCAGCGTAAGACTGCCCCGCCTTGTGCGGGGCTTTCTTATTTTCTGACAACGAATTGTTAGTGATTTACTTTGTCAAGTCGTCTTACTTTTCGGGAGTGTCGCCGTTCAAGTCAGATCAAAACTAATCAACTGTTAGATAAGCCTTTGCTAAACTACTCCTTGAACCACAAAGTTTGTGGTCGAAAGGATAACAATGAATAACAAAGAGAAAGCACTACGGCATAATATAAACTATGCCGATACAAAGATCGCTGATTGGAAGACCCATCTAAATAATCGTCTAGAAAAAACAGGGGTTCTAGATTGGAATGCTCTTGATATGATCGAGATGTATGCTGAATGGAAAGGTGCTTGGAAAAAAGAATTGACTAAGGACTAACCCTTATCGGTTGAGTAGAAGCCTCCGCCCTTGAAAGAGATCGCGGGGGCTTCATACTTTCTATTGACAGTTGAGCCGCATTGAGGGCAGTCATAATCCACTTCAATATCGTGGATAGATCTGATAATCATAAGCACGTTGCCACAGGCAGGACATTCGTATTCGTACTTCATCTAATCACCACCACCGCAGAGGGAAAAGGCGCGGAGTTCTTTTGATTACCAAACTTGAGGCGACCCTTGATAAATCTAACCTCGTGTTGGATACAGTATGAGTGCCACCAATTCGTATCAGTTCTAGCAGGAACAAGGCACACTACTACCCCCCCCTCTTGCGCTTCAAGATTTGCTTTCTTCATCCAGTCACCGATAGTTCTTCCGTATGGAGGGTTGAGCCAGATAGGTTTATCACCAGCGTCAATAGTCCAAAGACGTTGAAAAGCATCTCTGCGTATAAGTTGAGGATGATCTGGTCCATACCAATTATCAGGCACGAGGGTAGAGGAGGCCAGAGCAGCCGCGTCTAACCCGAAGTGAAACTCATCATTCAACTTATCAAAGAAACCTCTAGGCGTGCTCCACGTATCATCGTTGGATGTCTTGAACGTATCAGTCTTGTAGAAACCTTCAGTCATACAACCAGTCTATCAACAGGAACGCGCCAGCCTTCAATAGAAGGATCGGCGAACTCATCATTCATATAATCATCAGCCTGAAACTTGCCATAGATTTCTACCAAAGAATAGTATTCATCATCGAGGACCTTGGCCCCGACGATAGTACGCCCCGCGTCTTTTTTCCAGAAAGGGATAGCGCTCTGCGTTCTGATAGTGCGAACCTCAAGGTCGCCCACGTCAGAGATGTTCTTGCGTGCTTTGTGTAAATCGTTGGGATACCAAGGCATATTCCAGCCGAGGTTGTAGTGGCGAGCGACTGCCCACTCAGCAACGTTGGCTCTGATGTTTGCGTTGATCTCTGGTTCT